TTGATGATGTTGCTGTTCTCGAAAGTCTCGTTGACATCCGGGACCACGCACAGCAGCCGGTACCCGGTGGGTTCTGGCAACTGGGTGGCTTTCTGCTCGTCCGTGGCATCAGGCGGCGGCTCATCTGCCGTCTGGATGGGTGGAGGCATCGTGATGTTGGGCAGCGAGAGCTGTTCAGATATCGTCATCGGCACGGCGGGCTTTCTCTAGCAGGGACAGGAGATGTGACTCTGCGAGGGCCAGTCCCTGAATGACCCCGCAGAGCTTTTGGTAGTCTTCAAACGTGCGGCATGAGCCCGTTGCCACATCGTCTGCGTAGTTGTTCATGTCGGTGCGGATCTTCTCCCGAAGAACCCGTGCAAAGTCCTCGATCACCGTTTACCCCCAGCCGGAGGCTTGAGCATGGCCAGCCGCTCTTGCGCTTTGGCCTTGGCAACGTCGATGCCCATACGCACACCCTCACGCATCTGCTGGGCCTCCAGCTTGGTCTTGCTGTCGTTGATCTGAGCCCCGACGCGCATCCCTTCGAGTTGCATCTTGCCCGACAGCTCCTCGCGCTTGAGGTCAAGCTCATCGGCCTTGGTCGCTGCCTGCATCGCCAGTTGCCGCTCCTTAAGCTCAAGCTCCTTGGTCTTGAGCTGCAGCTCTTGCATCTGCATCTGGACGATCGGGTCTTGGGCGTTCTGCTGCGCCTGCTGCTGGGCGGCCATCGCCTTGTTCTGCATCAGCACTTGGTTGGCAGCCTGAGCCATCATCGCCGACAGACCGATCTCGACCTGCGGCGGGAGCTTCTCGTCCTCAGGCGGCAGGGGCATGCCCAACTGCTGCTCGACCTTCTGCCGGTATGCGTACCCAACGTGCTCAGCGATGTGGGCGGTGAGCGCGGCCTGGATCATCGGAGCCCGGGGGTTCTGCCCCAGGATCTGCATGACGATGGGGTCCTGCATCGTGGCCATGTGGAAGCGAATGTGCGCCTCATGGTCTTGGTGCATGAACGCCTTGACCGGTGACCCTTTAAGGATGTTCTGGGTCTCGGCCATCGGGTCACGCGGCACGGTGTCTTCAGGAATGGGGACAATCTTGTCTGCGTTCTTGATCCCCAAGACGTCCAGCATGCCCCGGTGCAACTGCGGCAGATCGTAGATCTGCGGGGCCATCTGGGACATCTGGATCACCGCCTGATACTGCACGACCCGTTGAGTCATGGTGGCGGCGTTGGGGTCGGACACCGGGATGATGTCGACCTGACTGAAGTCCTCACGCTTGGCTCGCGGGGTGCCAGACTCCGGCTGGTAGTCGTAGTCCTCGTCCGTGTAGTCACGCATGATGTCCGCGATCAAGCGCAACTCCTGCTTCATCGCGTAGTGGACCCGCGCCTGGATCGCCGTCATCACCTTGAGCTGGCGCTCCAGCATGGCCAGCGTAGTCCCAACCGGGGACTGGGCGTTCATGTCCGCCACTTTCATGTCCGCCGTGGCCGCGAACCGCCTGCCCTCCTCCACGATGGAGTTAAGTAGCGTCAGCAGCGTCTGGCTGGGCTCCTTGTACGGCAGGGGCAGGATGTTGTCGCGGATCGTCCCACTGCCCACATCAACGTCGCGGAACTCACCCGGGGCGATCGGGGTGTCGTCACCCTTGATCCGCAAGCCCCGAGACTTAAGGCCCCCGGGCAGGTTGGAGAGCGTGCCCGCATCCACCAGTTGCCTCATCAGGCTGGTGGCGCTCTTGGCGAACCCACCGATCAGGTGGAACAGCCCGAAGCCATACGCCCCGAAGCCCGGGATGTACTGGTAGTGTACGAAGTGCTGGCGCTTGAGCTTGTTGGGATCGTCCTCACGCCAGTTGCGCCGGATGGCCAGCACGGTGGAGGTGTTGCGGATCAGTGTGACGACATACGGCAGTGCGATGCCCGTGGGCTCGCCATCCTCCTCGTCCTCGAAGCCTTTGAGGTCCAGATCGGCATGGACCTCGTACAGCTCGTAGTACTCGTCGTTTAGATCGTTAAAGCCCGTCTCATCGTCCTTGGCCTTACGGATGTCGTCCTGGGTGCGCGCAGGCTCGCCCAGGTCCACATCGCAGTAGAACCCCGCCTGCTGCAGCTTGACAATGTCGTTCTTGGTCTTGCGCATGCGGTGTGTGACGCGATGGCAAGTCTGGATGTCCGATGTCCCGTAGGGCAGGAAGATGTCTTCTGCCGGAATGAAGATCGACACCTGCCGTGACAGCGAGGGGTCGTAGTACACCTTCTTGAACGCACTGCCCGTGGCAGGCAGGCTCCAGAGCATCTTCTCGTGCTCGGCCCGGTACTCCACCATGCTGTCGGTCAACTGGTGGTTCATGTCGGCAGCCACCCGAGCAGCAGCCTGCTGCTTCTCCGGGGTCTCCTTGCCGATGATCTTGGTCTTGACCGGACCCGAGGCAGGGAACGTCTCGGTGATGGTCTCGGACTGGAACCGCACCACGGCCTCAGTAATCATCGGGTGGAACACCCCGCACGCACCGTTCCAAGGCTCGGTACGCTCCTCATAGTGGAGCCCCAGCAGCTTCAAGCCATCGGCGTAGACCTTCTCCCAGTCCTTGCGACTGTTACGGTCGTTGTCCACAGACCGCTCAAGGTCCATGGCCATGCCCTGCATGTCGCCCTCGTCCATGAACTCGGCCAGATTGGCTGCGAAGTCCTCCGACGTAGGCTCCTCAGGACGGATCTCGATCTCCATCCCGTCGATCCCGATGCGTACCGCTTCAGGATCCTCGATCTCAATCTCGATGGGCGAAGACTCCTTCGCCAGTTCTTCAATACCAACAGGGGCCTGATACAGCCCGGAGTCAATGTTCGTTGCCATGTCAGCCCTCAGTAGTACACCGTGCGTCGGGGCAGGGTCAGACGCGGCTCGTCAGTCACATCATTGGCCAACCGCAGCAGCCCACCTTTGCGGATGCGTATCAGCGCCAAAGTCAGAGCGTCAACGCAGTCATCGTGCTCCCCTGCCGGGAAGGCCAGCAATTCTTCAACAACCTCAGAGGCCCACCACGTTTCAGGAAACCACACCTGACGACTGGCGAACATATCACTGATTGCATTGACACGGGCGATCTTGTCCTGCCCTTTGCCCGGGCTGAACTCCTGCACGATGATCCCCGAGCGTCGCAACTCATCCACCAAGGGCTGCCCCGACGCCTTGGTCTCCACGATCAGCGCATCGGGCTCCCACTCCTTGAACTGCTCGTGGGCCACGCGCTTCAACTCAGGGAACTCCCACTTGCCTCGCGCACAATTGAGCAGGATCACGTTGTCCAGATCATTCTCGTCCTTCCACACCCCCCAGGTCTGACATACAGAGTAGTCAGACCGCTCCTTGGTGGTCATGGCGGTGTCGAAGGACTGCACCGTGAACTCGATCTGGGGCGGACGCTCGTGGGGCCACCACTGGATGTCGTCCCGCTTGATGATGACCGCCTCTTGGGCGGTCGGAGACTGCTGGTATTGGGCGTTCCACTGCCACGAAGGCATGGATGCCTTCGTCCGAAGCAAGGATTCGAGGCTCCACTGCTCCGGCCAGAGCGATTTTTCGATGGTTTTGGGTGCTTCCGGGTCAGTATCCGGGTTTGGCACCGTCAAAATGGCCGGAAACTCGAAAACTTCGTACACATCCCCGTCAGGATTGAGCGCACCGTCCTTGACCAGACGTCCTATGAGGTCGCGCTGGTGCCAGCGGGTGTGCAGGATGCATATCCGGCCCCCAGGCATCAGACGAGTACGCAAACCAGCCCGAAAATACTCGTAGACGCTATCTAACGCATCCGTATTCCCCGCCCTAATATCCTGTTCGGAGAGGGGGTCATCGACGATACAATTATGGGTTAATACCGAATTAGCTACAAAGGTATTGTCCCCGTCGACGGTGAAATTGACGAAGTTTCGGGGTCGGTGGTAGTCGATTCGGATGTCTCCGGCTCTACGTACTCCCAGCAATACCCATAGGACACCCGCCCATTGCCGGCCAAGACGCGCCAGATAGCCTTGCGCGCCAGTTCGTGGTTGTCCGGAGCCGTCGCTTTGGCTGCATCGGCCAAGGAATCGAAGAACTGCTCGCCTGAACCATCCGGCAGGTACCGGCGTACCCTGCGCTTGTTGTGACTCATGCGCGGAGCGACCAACGCTTGCTCCGGAGGCATCCCCATCGTGAACACTCGATGCCGGATCATGTCGATCGACAGCCCGGTACGCCGCGCCCACTGCGGTGGAGACAGCGTCAGACCGAACGCGGTGATCCGCACGCCATTGGAACGGTTGTTCTGCTGGGTCTCGACGTCCGCCCAACGGCAATTCTGCGGCGTATAGTGCCCCGCCAGATCGATCCGATCCAACGTATGCTTGGGAGACGGCGGATCTCCCATATCGGCGTAGAAAGCGGCAAAAGTTCGCCACCGATCGCACACCGTGATGCCACGCGCTCCATAGTTGGCGTAGTTGGCCGCGTTGGGGTTGGTGCACCGCTGCCGCATCATCGCCCAGATGTTGTACACCCGGGCCCGGGACTGCCCATGCTTCGTGATTGGCATACTGATCTCCTTGTAGAAAGGACACCAGTTTATCCCAAACACTAGTCATCCACAACACATCATCGGGTTGTAGATCACTGGCGGCTACCCAACCGCGTGTGTACGTCCAAATGGGGTGGGTCGCCGAGACTTGTAGCCGGTTGGCAACGGTAACTGTTGCGCTATGCGTCGAATGGATCTTGGCACGCACCCTAGTCCACCCGTGCCAGCTCCGCAGATGTTCCCCAATCTGCACGGAACCTGCGGGAACAACCCCTCGCTCACGGGTTTTGACGGGCGTAGCAGGATCTACGCACAGATCCGCACCCCGACCGGCGATGCTACCGCCCACACCGACCGCATAAACCTCTCCACCACGGGTTGTGTTCCACTTACCCGCCGCTTTGGCGTCTGCAGCGATGGTCACACCCGGGAAAATGCGCTTGTACTCGTCTGATTGCATCAGATTTCGCACTTTTCGGGCCATATCCACGGCCAAATCGCTGGTATGGGAGGCCACAATCATCTTGTGATCGGGGTGTTTGCCCAAGTACCACGCCGGGTAGTAGATGGAAATCATCGTGGACTTGCCAAACCGGGGTGCC